TTTTCTGTTAATAGTTGTTTGATGTCCAGCTCTTTCAATTAAACCGTCTTTTTCTCTGACAACGTAACAATCTCCTGTTTCTAAATCACAAACTTCTTTTGTTCCGTCACCATTACTTTGTTCAGAGTATTTACCTTGTTTACCTAAATAATTATTTAATTTTGATGTTAAATCCATAAAATATAGTTTATTAATAAATATCTATCATTTGATAAATATTTTATTGTGTCCAAGTATCACTAATAATTCTTAGTATTGGTTGATTTGCCTGACCATTTGGTGCATAAGTTAATAAAAAATAATAAGTTCCACTTGCCATATTATTAACATTACAAAGTTTTACATTCTGATAATCTTCGACACTAAAACCCTGAATAGGACTGTTATCACTATTATATGGTGTAACCGAAATAACCTTATCATTAGTAAATGTTGGGTCATCTATATATAACACCTCATATCTATTATTAGATTTAAGTATATTATAATACTTTCTACTATTACCCACAATTGTTCCTGAGTCAGGTGGGTTGTTATGTATAAATCTCACATTATTTGTTGGTACGGTAGGAATAGACCCCGGAGAAGCAATATTACCAATAACTTGTGGTGTATTAGTTGTTGTAAAGTATCTAAATGTTTGTGTACTTGTCACAGTTCCATGTTTTGTTTTAATTTCAATTTGACCACTCAAATTAGCCGGAATTGTTAAAGTTAATTCATTATTATTAATCGTTGTAAAATTATCACATATTTGACCATTAACTTTGATTGTTAATATGTCATATAAACAAGCACCACTAATTGTAACTGTTGTTGCTTGGTTATTTAACCCCCTTATTGGTATTATTGTAGATATGGTTGGTGTAGGACAAGCTGGTGCCGATACGTTTGTTGTGTTCTGATTATTTGTTGGATTATTTGTATTTTGTGCGGATGTGGTTGTACCTGAAATTAATAAATTGATTACCGAATCATCTCCAATATCAATACCGTTTGTTCTAGCACTTTTTAACGCCGTTCTTAAACTTTCTCTTATCTTAACATATATATCATTATTTTTTTGAGATTCAAAATAATCAGAAGATGGTTTATCTTCCGATGTTGGCCAATTACAAATATAATATTTATATAATCCTGATGATGTTATTCTTCCCACATTTTCTATTAATCTTGACGCCATGAATATTATAAAATCATTAATATTCTCAAAATTGGCAAACGGTAATGATACGTCTCCACTATTTACACAAGAATAAGTTTTTAAGAAATAATTTGACGTTTCACCAAATTCTCTTTTTAGATTTATACTCGCATAGTTATTATCCCACCCATTGAATGTAGTGTCTTTAAATGTTTCAACATAACATATCGCATATATTATTGCCCGCACATTAACAAGATTATTGGTGTTTAATAATATTGCATCCACAAAATCTTTTATGTTTTTTGGTGTATTTGTTGCTGTAGTTTTATTAACATACCCATCATTAAGATAATTCGACCTAACAAGACTATTACAAGAAGTTGGTTCTGATGCTGTAGATGTTCCGTTTGTTCCTTGAGTCGCAGCAGTTCCTTTTGTAATATTATCTGTTTTTGTTGATGGTGTTTCTTCTTTTCTATTTTTTATTGCACTTTGTAATTCAGTTAATAAATTTAAATTAATACTTTGTAAGTAACTATCAATTGATGGTAAATCAAAAATACCCTGTCTTGTTCCAGTAAACGTTGTTTGAAACTGACCCGGAGTTATAACATGACTTACATCTGTAATCATATATGGGCCATTAAACATTGGTACGTGTCTAAGATTAAAATACATTGTAGGTTGTATTAATGCGTTACCAAAACAAGTAACTTGTGATTGATAACTTCTTTGTTTATATAAATTATATAAACTAACATTCTGCGTCGCACTATTTATACCTTTAGTTTGGTTTGCAATATTCAACGTACTGTTTATTGATTCTGAAGTCGCTTTACCATTATCTTGAGACACTTGAAAAGTATGAAATATATTTTGATTTCTTATTCCAATATCAACATTGAATCCAACACATCTATTTGATGTTGCATAGTCTTTTTTGTTAGTCCAATCTTCAATTAAAGGGTTATCAGATGACCTTCTAAGGTCAAATCCATCATCTCTAAATTTAAAATTACCTTTAGGTAAATCTAAATATTGTGATGGTTTACCAACATAAAAACAAACCATTTTTGGTGAGGATTCTCTATAATCAACATTTAAAAAAGTTCCCCACATATTATCCGCAAATGTTAAACTACCTTCCGGTTTTTGTCCAATAACACCGTCAACATTTTGAACATTATAGAAATTAACATATGCCGGTAAATTCATTACCGTAAAATTATTTCTAATTAATAATCCGGATATGAATGTAAAAACACTCATATTCATATTTAATGAATTTTCATTTATAATATTTTGTAAATCAAATACATCTAATAACAAAGTATCTCCAATATTTCTTGAAGCCCTATCTAAAAATAAAATATCTTCAAATAATGTTTTATTAGTATAATCTCCTCCGGCAATCCATTTATCGTTTAACGCTTTAAACGATTCGTATGCCTCAACTTTACTTTGTTGACCGTCAATCGCTGTTTGTATTGTTTTTTCAGGGACCTGTTGGTAATTTGGTAAATCTTTATTAAGTCTTGATAAGATACCATTTAAAGAAATATTCTGAATACTATCGCATGTCTTAAGATAATCAGTAATTAATGTTTTAAATTCAGAATTATTTAATGTTGATTTTTTTAATTTTTGTGTTGCATAAATTTTAATTAAAGGTGAAAGAGATGATATTGATTCAACATCAAATGAAATGTTATTATCAATAAAGAAATCTGTAATATAAGAACCATTATCACCATAAACTAATTCTGGTATTGTTGAAAATCCAATATAGAGTTCTAACGCCTTCCATTCATTTGGGTATTGTTGTTTAGATAAAATTAATGTTTGTGACCCCCCGTTTGACGGTAACGAATCTTTCACATATGGTTTAAACGGTATTGGGTCAACCACCACAAGACTATTTGAATTTGTAGATAAGAATGAATCAAATAATCTTCTATTAAAATTACTTGGGTTACCATACCTAAAAATAACATCATAATTTAAAAAATTACTAAGAACATTTGTAAAATTTTTATACTGTGTTCCAATTGTAGTATAAAAATAACTTGATATTGATTCGGTTTCACCTTTTGGTGGAACATACATTAACGTCCTAAATAAAATTTGAAAATTTCTATATATGTCTGTTGTATTTACCGGTGATGTGTTATATGAAATTGTTTGGTTATTATCCACTTTAAAATCACTTGAAGGTTTACTAAAATTTAAAAACTCTTCTTCAAATGAATCTAAGACAGTTTTTTCAAAAATAGAGAATATCTCTTCTATTTTAGAATATTCATTTGAACCTAATAAATTAAATGGGGGTAAATCGGCACTAACCATGCTACCTGTTATTTTATTCATATAAGAATCAATGTCAGGTTTAACTATTTGTGTTGTATTAAAATATCCGTAGTTTGGTGCCGCCCATAACATTCTTACAGAACCATTATAAACCGATTTATTACCCAATAAATCTGTTTCTATATTTGGTAAATCAACCTTAACCTGATTAACTTTTGAACCAAATGATGGTACAATATAATACCCTTGGTCATAATTATTTGTCGTTGGAGCACAATTACTTGTATTATGTTTTGTGACATTTGATTGTAACATCACAGACCATGTTGAATATGTGGCATTTCCTCTAATATATTCAGATTCCGCAAAACTATATAAAAACAAACCACTACCAATACTTTTTTGTATATCAATGTCAGTATATCCTGTATATAAATCACTTCCATTATAAAAATTACAAAAATCATTTATAAGTCCAGGGTAAAACCCTGACTGCACCAAAACAAGATTATTTGAATTAGATTCAAGTTGAATTTGTTTTTCATTCCCGTCTATTGCTAATTTATATGTTTTACCAACATTTTGATTTACTGGGTCAAAATTTTTATCATACTTAAAATCAGTCCAAACACTACTTAATATATCAACATTACTCTCTTTAAAAACTTTATACCTATACCATAAAGAACCTATTTTTAATATCCAAGCGTATGGTAATTTATGTATTGCACCAAATTTTTTCAAACTAGCAAACATATAATCCAAATCATCTAAATTAGTTAAAGTTGAACCAACCGCTGAAGGTAAAATAGGTCCGATAGGTGATGGTGATTTACCTTTATATTTCTCCCTAAGTGATATTAATGGTAATGAATTTATAAAAAGATATGCCGCCTCAGTATAAGGATACTTATTTTTATTTCTATTGTTATCAACACCTTTTAAAATTGAGTTAACAAAATAAGGGGTGTTCAACATTGATGTTGTTCTTTTTAACCCATTAAAATAACAATACCCTTCTGTTGGTAATAAATTTCCGGGAACTCTTTCCGCATAAAAATAATCATTTGGTGTAATTAACCCTAAAGATGGTGGTTCTGCTGGTGGATTAAGAAATGAGAAATTAGTTATTGGTCTATTATCACCATAATCATTTAAATCCGTAAAGTTTGAAAATAAATTTTTTGGTTGGTATACTTTTAACGTTTTTGTTGTATTAAAAACAGTATTACCCAAATTACCATTACTAGTTCCAATTAAATTCTTTGTAACCCAAGATTCGGATGTAAATGGATATAATTCCATTAATGTTATTTCATTGGTTGTTTGTGATTTGGATATTTTCTCCAAAACCTCTGACGATATTTTATTTACAGGTGTTTTACCTAAAGAACCAAGATTAATAATACTAAAACTATTTTCGTCTTTAGTTAAAGAATTAATATATGGTGTTATAAAGATATCTCTAATATAATTTTGCCAACTTGTTCCAGAACCATTATTTGATATTGTTTTCAATAAATCTTGGTAATTATCCGCATTTATTGCATAATTTTTTAATTTAGAATTCAAATATGGATTACTATTACCAATACTTTTTATTAAATTACTTGATTCAACCTCAACAAGTAATCTTAATAATTCGTCTTTTTCCGCCTGATTCAATCTTGATAATCCGGTATAATGAGAAGTTAAATATTGTCTTTCCCATATTTCATAGAAGAATTTAATTTCCTCTTTATTACTATAAGGTAACCCTGATTGAGGAAATTCAATTGCATTTATATTTAATAAACTTGTAAAACCTAGATTGTCAGTTGCTGGTTGATACTGTGGTGGGGAAAATTTTTGAACTAATCCTTTAAGATATTGTTCCACAAATTCAACTTCAGGCCATTTATCATATAGATATCCCTGTGTTAAATTAACAACAGATGGGTCGCCAATATATTTTAATTCAAATCTACCTTTTTTATCATCATTTGTTTCAACAAAAAATTGAGGCCATGGGTATACCGGAGTTTCTAAAATAGTTTGATTAGCTGAATTAATTATAGTGTTTTGAACAACATCTTTAGTATCTGAACCGGGTGCGGATGAAGTATTATTTAATATCGCACTTTTTCTAACAGGGTCATATTTAACATCCCAAGCTTTAGTATGAACTTCATCTAATAATCTTATGAATGCTTCAGCACCTGCCATTATTACCGCAACAAGGTTTCTAACACTCGGTCTGAACCCTAACCCCTCATTTGAATCTTCAATTCTTTTTGCTAAATCTTTAGATATACTAACCTCATATTCTCCTAATTTTTTATTCGCCTCCGATTCAATATCTCTTATCACATTGTTAAATCTGTCATTACCATCGAAAAAGAAAAATGGTTGGTCCATTGTTTCTTTTTTTTGTGGGTCATCAGCATTTGAATATATAATAGGAATAAAAATACCTTGTTTACGTAAAGAATCTAAAAAAACACTAAGTTGTTCCTCTGTTGGGTTATATATACCCGTCTGTTCTATATATGTTTTTTTCAAATCAACTTCACTATTCTCACCTTGAAATGTACATGTTCCGGTCATAGATTTAAAAGTAATTCCTTTTTTAATCTCATCCGGTCCATTTTTTCCAAGTGTTGGGTTTTCAGAAAGTTTTTTATTATATGTGTCAACAATAGAATTTAGTTCACTTAATGCGGTTAGTCTTCTCGAATTACTTAAACTATCCTTAAACGTGTAAAACTTTTCTCCACTTTTTTTAAAAAATGGTTTTTGGTTTAAATTTTTACTAAACCAAGACCCTTCAGCACCATCAACTTTTTTATAAAACGTATCCAAATCTGACTTATAATTTCTAATATTTGTTAGTGGTTCTACGTTTGTTTTTGGATATGTTTCTATTATATTTTTTTCAAAATTTTGTAACCTAACAATTAACTCTTGAAATGTTAATTCAGGGAAGTCATCAGATATTAATTTTTTTGATTTATATTCACTATAAACTTCATGTATTTTTTGATTACCTCTTTCTGTAACAATTTGGTCTACAAAAACATCACCACTACCACTATTTTGTGGTCTTGTTACATCAAATCTTGTCGAATACATATGGGGTGTTGCTAATAAATAACCCATGGATATTTCATTCAAAATATTGAATTTATATCCTTTCATCTCTAAACTAATTTTATAGTTACCAGTCGTACTATCAAATCTGGCATTAAATGTGACCAAATTTAATTGATATTTAATTGCTTGACCATAATAACCTTTCATTGTCAAATAAAATGGGGGATACGGTAAATTGAAAAACGCAGCATATGGTGAATTTTCTCCTAACTGAAATAAAGCAATACCTTGAACATCCTCCAATTCAATTGTCACACTCGGAACAAAAGATGATGAAATTCTTACATTTATACTTGTAATACCTAAAAGTCCATTATCATATGCTGTTAAAGTTTTTCCTCCGTCATTAGTTACGGATTGTTTAACAAATCCTGTATTTCCGTTATTTTCAGGTATGTATTCTTCTTTAGTTTGATTTGAACCATTAAATTTAGTTGTCCCTTTACCTGTCAATTCATCATAATATCCTGTACTTAAATAACTGTCTTTTGTTGGTTTTAAAAAATTAATTTTTCCGACAGATATTGTTCTAATATTATCGTTAGGTGCACCACCTATTGCCAACTTTGTTCTTGGTAATACCTCGGCCTCTAAATTAACAAACATAACTAAATTCTCATGGTCAACCAATCTTTCTGATATATTACCTTGAGAATCAATAGTTTTGTTTGGGTCCACAACAATAATATTGTTATAATCAAACTCAACCAAAACATTTCCACTTCTATCTCCTTGAATTCTATCTGCCATAATAATAAAAATGATTATTTAAGGATGATTTATAATCCTGTAAAGAAGGTAGTAATGGGAATGGAATAATCAATATTGCACCGTCCGGAATAGTATTTTCCAATCCGCCGTATTGAGGATTTGCTTGAAGAATTACCCACCCAAAAAATGGTGTGTTATAATACTCTTGAGATATTTTGTCAAGTCTACTTCTACCCACTTTATAAATGTAGGTTTTATCCGTTGTTTTTTGTGGGATATTAACAAATGGAACAACAGTTTGTTGTCCATTTATTAAAAATTCATCATATCTATTATAATATTGTAGTGCCATTAATTTAATTTTACTTTACTTAATAAAATTGCATCCGCAGTTCCATTCAGTGCGTTATTCCAACTATCTTTATTATTATATTTGTTTGAACTAAGACCTAAATCCTTAATTATTGTTTTTCTATCGTCTAATGTTGAATTTTCAAGGACATCCACAACGGTTGTATAATCAAAAACTCTTTTCTTACTGTTAAATGGTTTAAATATAAAAAACTGACCTTTTAATTCATTTTCCAAACTATTTAAAAAAGTTTCTGTTAACGTATTTTCATTTGAAAATATTTTTTTAGCAGAATCTTGATTAGGTGAACCACCTATCCAATAAGAATCAAATTCTTTTTCTAATTCTGTATTACCCCCATTAAATAATGTTTGATTTGTTAATATATTACCTATTAATTCATTTTTAAATGTTTTATATTTTATACTATCAATTATATCATCACTTAACATAAAATAACTTCTTCTTGTTGGAATGTCCGGAAATGTTGAGAACGGAACAAAAACAAAATCTTTATACTCAAACTTGGTTCCTAATGATGCAATACTATTATATAATAAGATACCTTTACTTGCGGTTTGAGAACTATTAACAATTTTATTAAATTCCGCAATTTTAGTTCCTATAGTATTAATGTCGTTTCTAAACTCAACTAATGTATCTGATGGTGTTGGTGTTGACGTTTTATCAACCTCAGTTGTACCACTAACAAAATAAAGTTGGACAAATCCATTTTTTTGTTGGTAACCGTCAGTACCAATAATATTACGTTGACCCGTATATCCAACAGCATTGGCTCTTCCCAAATCCATAATTAAATTTTGTTGTATCGATAAAAAATCTTGTGTTGTTTTGGTTAACGCACTTTCAATATTAATTACTTTTATATTTAAATATTTTTTATAATTTTCTTTTAGAGTTCTTATTACTTTTGATGAAAAGTTTTTGTTCTTTATAAATGCAATTAAACCTTCCACATCATTATCAATATCGTTTTTAAAATCTTTATTAATTTTATCAAATTTTGTTTGTATGTCATACGGTTTACCTAAAAGATTCGCCTTTGGTCCAGATGTTTTTGACAAAACATATCCTTCTTGATAATTCCTATCTAAAGTCCAATTTTGTAAAACTGCATTATTATATTGTTTAAAAACTTCTTTACTTTTATTAAAAACATTAATGAAATAATCTTGTGAATCACTAACTAATTTATCAACAAACTCACTATAACTTATTTTTCCTGTTGTTCCAGATGATGAATTAACTGTTGTTAATACTTTACCAATTGGTGAATCATTAGATTGTCCATTATTGTTTGTATTTTTAGCTTGCTTGGTTGTTGGTGGAGAAGCTGTTACATTATAAAAATCTAAGAATTGTTTATCTAAAACTTTATAACTTGTATCGGTAACATCAGCTCTTTCATCATACATTTCTGTATTCGCATAATAGTTAAACGATAACGCATTTTGTAATTTATCAACCGCACCTGCCAATCCTTGACCTCCTATAAATTTAAAATTCAACGATACATTCGCTATCATCGGTTGGATACCAATACCTTCAGGATTAATATCCAAATTCTCGTATGTTATAGCCAAACTATCGGGTATTATTTTTGTATGGAAAAAATCACCCACTCTTAAAACCAACACCGGAGGTGTTCCAAACGCAGTATTTGTGGCATTATTATATTGTAATTCATCTTTACCATCAACAGTTCTAACAACAGGTATTGTATCTCCCGGTCTTAATGATTGTTGTAAGAATGTTAATCTTGAATTTAAACCTTCAGGGGTTATAGAATGGAAAGCAGGATTAAAGAATTTTAATTTTTCTCTCAAATTATCATAAACCATTGGAGTTTCTTCTTTTACAACTTCAAAATAATCACACTCTGAAAGAAGTTGTCTCACAATTTTTTTTGTTATATTATCTTTTAATACTGTTCTTGTAACTTCTGTTGGTGGGTTTGTTCTTGTATCTTGTGTTACTTTTTTATCAATATCTGGGTCTTTAGGAGGATTTTCTTTATCCTCATAATCTGTTTTTTGTTGTTCTAAATTTACAGATATACTAGAAATATATGCTCTACGACATCTCATCGCTTTTGGTGTAAACACATCTTTACTTGGTTGAGGAGTTGCGTCTCCACCATTGGTGCAATCTCCACCTTCTGAAGGAATATCTATTTCTTTTGTGTTTGAATTTTTCATCAATACCGTAGAATTTGCATTTTCCCCTTCTTCAGCACCCGAAATAATAAATAATTTACTCCCAATATATTTTTTTAGATTTACATCTTTTGTTAAAAAATCTATAAATGAATCTATCCTTCTTTTAGATAATTTTTCATTATAAGGAACAGTTTGGGGTGCGGATGCCGCTCCATTAACAGTTATTGTTACACTCCCTTTAATGGTATCATCCTGTAATAATTTAATTAAATCGGGTATTAAGGAATCTTTAAGATAATCGTGATGTGCAATTACAACATTATCAAAAACACTTACACTGTCATTATTATTAGTTTTATATGTACCTCTATTACCAAGATAATCCGTATATAATTTATTATAATCAAGTGTTTTACCTTCTTTTGGAAAATCATTTTCAAAAAATAATCCAAGTTTCATATTTCCATATTTTTTTGAAAACCCGTCTCCCGGATTTACTGTATTCGTTGTCGCAACCTTTGTGTAAGTTGTTGGACCGACCTCACCTTTAACATATGATATCCTTTCTGTTGTTATTGTTTCACCGGCAACTAATTCTGTTTGTATCTCTTTTAAATCGTTTGGATTAACTGTGGCATATTTTTTTGTCAATTCATATAAATCATACTTTCTACAACCCGCAAAGAAAGACTCCAATATACCATCAATTTTTTGTTTGTTTGTTTCTTTTGCCAAAACACGATTAACAACCAAATTCAAAACGGATGGATGGTCAACAATTATTTTCCAAGATATTGTACCACTTCTACTTGTGTTGTTATAAGTATATACCGGTTCAGGTCTACCTAAAAAATCTGTCGCCTTCCAATTCGCATTTACATTTTCGTTAAATTTCAAATCATATGGTGGGAACCACATTATTCTACCCCCATTTGGACCTCTCTCACATATTGGTAAATCTGAATATGTAAATCCGGGTTTGTTTGAGCTTCTCCAAGCTAAGTTTTCCAAAGAAAACATATATTTTTTAACGTGACCATCATTACCCGTTCCACCAATTAAATTAGTAGAATCTTGTCCACCCTCCATCTTATTAGGTGCAATATTAAGATTATATGTTTTGTCAAGGACAGAATATGAAAATCTTCTACCCTCTGTAGTCATACCATCTCTTTTTTGTAAGTCATTATATTGAAGATATGGTGTATCTTTAGCAAATACTCTACAATACTCGGCACCTTTTTCTTGACCTATATCACCAACATATGATAACACTCTAGAACCCTTTGTAAGTTCTTTATAACCATCATGGAAGACTTTACTTACTTGGTCAATAGCATTACCCACATGTTGTAGTCTTTTACCTCCTTGGGGTTGACTATCAATTAATCTTTGTGTGTTATCAAGTATTGACCCACCTTTAAATTGAAAATTTGTAGATTCTGTTGAAAGATATGAAGATTCTTTGTAATCAGTGTCTTGAGATGCTATATTTCCTCCTGGTCCAACGTGGAATCCAGCATTATTTTTATACTTAGGGGAAACCCATGTTAATCCCCCTTCAATTCCACCACCATTACTATATATCGGACCGTTAGCACCTAATTTTAATACTTGTCCTGTACCCTCATATAATTGAGCAATTTCAATAGGACCAAATACGGGTGCTTTAATTTCTTGTCCAAATTGATTAACAGGTAATTGACCACTTGGTGAGAGTATATTTGAAGGTTCCGCCTTTGTTGAACCAATATAGTAATTACTATTATTTAAACTTGTTCCAACAATTGCACCGGCAACTCTATCAAACACATTTCTATCGTAACCCGGTTTGTATCTATTATAATCTAAATTACCGAATAACCTCGATTTTTGTCCCGCACCTGTATTAGTTAGGAATAATTGTGAACCTGTCTTAGAACCACCCCCAAATAAGGCAGACACCACTTGTCCAACCCTTGTACTACCAATAGTATTATTATAAGCATTACTAATTTGTTGTATTGTTGTTGGTTGTCCCGGATTTATACTTGAATCAAAATAAGACCCCGGTATAACAGACATTGGTAATATACTACCAGCAAGACTTAACGATAATTGTGCTGCCGCAGTTATAGGGTTAGCAGGAACTGTAATCTGATAATTTGGTTCAATTAAAGGTATTGTCCCCGTCACTAAACCTAAAACATCTGTTCCACTATTAGCGTTTGCAATATTTGCTCTACCTAATGTTTGTCTATAAACCTCTCTTGCTATTCTATCTTCAAATCCTTGTCTTAATAAACTCGCCCCCAATCTAACAATAAATGAGTCATTACTCATAGGACCATTACTACCTGTTGGACTTGGGGATAATAAAATACTTAATGGTGAATAAAATGAAGGAACAAATGTTGTTGGATACGGTTGTCCATTTGGTCTTCTACCTTGATTTATTCTAACTATTTCTAAACTCGCAATATCTGCCGCGGAATCAATTAATGCCAATGTACCACTACCATAAGGGTTTAATGTTCTCCACCCATTTTGACCATTTGCTGCAGGACCCGCTTCGTTAATAATATCAGCATCTTGAACCCCATATTCCCCCTCATTAGAATGTGTATTTAACAATCTATTTGGGTCTCTTGTTTGAACATACCCACCAGTACTACCATATTGGTTTAATGGAAATAATGTATTAGCAAATGTTGGTATATCAATTAATTGGTCCGGACTATCTATAACAGGATAATCGGATTGTATAATTTCAAAATTATATGGGGGTGTAGGTCTACTAGGGGATTTAGGATAAGGCGCTAAATTCCTAACAATTAATCGTTGTCTGAAGGTTTGTGTTGATGGAAAATCTAACGGACTATTAGCCATTTAATATCTTTTTATATAAATAGATTATATATCTTTTTTTATCCTTGTTTTGTTTTAAACATCTCAGGCCATTTTTGGTGTACAATTTTTGTTATCGCATCCTGAAATTCTTTTTTCTGAAGAAGTTCTTCCATTTGATTTCTTGATAATCCTCCGAAAGCATTTGTTGATGAAGTAAAATCAACATTAACATTTGCTTGACCAACTAACTCTACAGTACTTTTAACCTCTTTATATTTATCTCTAAGGTCTTTAGGTATTAGAACTTTATTTATTTGGTCTTGTAATTTAAATTGGGTATTCATTGCTGATTTAGCAAATCCATCGAACGCTTTGTCAATTTTTTCATTTACCATAGGACCGTAATCCGCAAATTGTTTTTTAAGGTTTTCAATACCTTCATTTCTTTTTTTATCATCCCCACTACTTATAGCCGACATTACATTATTTACCGCTGCGGTTAATGTTTCCCTTACTCCTTTAACATCACTAAATTGTGAACTAATTGCACCGGTTAAATCGGTTGCATATTTTCTAACCGTCTCTAAACCAACTCTACCTTGGTCAACTGAGGCCGTGCCATAAGTTATCGAGTCTCTAATTGTTTTAACGTCAGCTGCAACTAATTGACTTACATTTAATTGTGCTCTTGCAGTATCTTCAATTGTTTTTGGTGCGTTTTTTTGTTGTTCAATTAATCGTTTTGTTTGTTCTTCGGTCAATCTATTCAATTCAATCGCTTCTGTCTTACCAGTCTCATCAGTATAATTTACTTTAAACTGACCTGTACTACTATCCATTGTTGCAATATTTGCTAACAACGTTCTATCATCCGGATTACTAAATGTTAGTTGCGGATTTATTTGAGATAATTTCATATCTAGTTCGGCAGCCGCTAATCCCATTTTCTTTAACTCGTTAACATTCATACTGGTTTCATCTGCCATTTCTTTTAATGTCAAAACCCCTTGTGGGTTTATTTTAAAAGTCTTTGTTTTTTCATCATATTCAGTAAATTGTTTTGTTACATTAGCTAAACTAGTTTGTAAACCTGATGGGTCATTAATTGATTGATTCATTAATTGGAATGGGTCAACTAAATCCCCCGCAGCAACACCTAACCTTTGAAACGCCGCAGCCGTCTGTATCGCACCTTCAGGTGTTAATACTTTGTCAGCCAATCTAAATGTCTCATTCATATCAAATCTCAACATAGAAGCTTGTGCTGCCATTTTTGTTAATCCTTGAACACCTCCTTCGAATTGATATCTATTCATTTGGTCCATGTTATTTGAAACCACTTGATACACATCCTTAACGTTTAAACCTAAATTACTAATAGTATTTACCGATTGTTCTACTTGTTTACCTATTTGACTAAAATTAATACCAACATTCGCAAAACTATTTACCAATGTTTCAACATATTGACCCGTAACTTTATAAGATGCAAATAATTTTGAAACATCTTCTGCAGATGCCGCAACATTTCTTTTAGTTGCCGAAGATACTTGTTCTAAAGTAGCCGCAACATCAGCAACACCTCCCCCTAATCTAGAAACACCCGGAACAGCATCCGCAACAACTTGCATTAATTCAACAACCCTTTGTCTTGATTGACCGAATTGATTATTTAACTGAGTTGCGTATTTTGTCATTTCCTCAATAGCTTCACTAATACCTTGAGGTACATTTAACGCTTTTTTTAATTCGTCACCAAATTCGGATATTGATGACTTATCATCTGGTCCTGCCATAATATTACATTTTATTATAAATAGAAGAAGGACTGATTTTAACTCAGTCCTTCGTATTTTCTTCAATCCATTTATCTAATAAATATTTTCTAACAAATAGTGGCATTTTTTCAAAATCAGACCACGTTATTTTTAAAAGTGTATTTAAATAGTAAAATTCATCTAATTGACTTTTTCTATAATCAGAAGAAAGGGCGAAAAAAGTCAGTCCCCAAACCAACATTTACCGTTAGTTTTTCTCCTGATGGGGCAATTACAACTCTTTTCATATCTAATTTTGGTTCATTTTCAGTTAAAAATTTTCTAATTAACTTTGAATCCGCAATAGGCATTTGTTCTACAAATTTAGCAATTTCACCTAAATCTCTACTACCATTCAACTCAACTATTTCTTTCTGTAATCTCAGTGTCACAATAGGAGCAACTCTACCTTGTGGATATGAATTTATTTGTTTATTTAATGAAGTTATCTCACCATAAGTTAAAACTTTTAATTTAACATTATTTTGACTTTTAGGTAATGTTAATGAAAATAATCCTTCAGAATCAGGTTCTTGACCTTTATTAATTGTTAATTGGTCAAGTAATATATTTGCTTTAAATTCTTTTTTAGTTGCCGGGTCAATACAACTTAATACGATTTCAGGTCCAAATGATGTGTTTCTTAAAAAGACTAACACAGCCTCAACATCACCTTCTAACATATCCTCAACTCTAAAGTCAGGTTCATATATTTTCGCTCTTAATAAATTAGTTGCAATATCCCCACTATTACCCATTAGGATATTCTCATCCATCGCAGTTAAATAACCAACTTTAATTGATTGTTTTTTATTTTTATAAAACACACCCCCAGATGGTAAAGGTACCACATCGTGAGGAAGAGTTAAATTTTGTTGTCCGTATTGTCTTGATTCGTCCATAATTTTATTTTATAGATTAAATGTAAGTAAGATTAATGGTTTATAAAGATATTTTTTTATAACCTATTAGAAATAAAAATTCCCGTATATAAAATATACAGGAATTCATTAATATCGTCAATAAATAGATAATCTTTATTAGTAAACCAATACACATCTATCCATTCTTAAAGTTGCTGTGATTGTTGCCAAAGCGTCTGATTTGTAATCCAAAGTATTGAAGTTCACATCAGTTAAGAATGTACCATACAATATCCACTTTTCAACAACAACACCCGTTGGGTCCAACATCTCCAAGTCAATATCTTTTTTATATCCTGCGGCGTAACCCATTCTACCTGTAACAGATTCTGCGTGTAAACGAACCCACTCCATAAGGGCTTGTGCTGCTGAAGGCCCAATTGGGTCTCTAAAGGTTACGTTAATTGTTTGCCAGTTAAATCTACCTGCAACAAACGTTGATGTATTTAAGAATTGAATCTCAGTTGCAGCAATTGATATGTGAGGTCTAGATGAACTCTCAATAAACCATTCATTGATACCTAAACTTGAAGGAAACCTTAAAATGAATCGGTTCTGTCTTTTCGGTTCATAAGGTATGGGCATTTTCATTAATAAATCCGCCATAGTATATTCTATTTAATTATTCGTTTATTGTTTATAAATAGTGTATTTTAAAAAATAATTCTATTTACTTTATTTTTAATTTTTTTTATTATTATTTATATCCAGTTCCAGTATCCAGTTATTAAATATTATTAAATACTAATTAATTATTAATATTCTTTTTTAATACCTCCAGCTGTTGAATATGTTTTAACTATATTATCTGGTTTATTCTCAAAATGCTTCTTCATAGCTTCAACATTTCTAATATCATCATCAGAAAATCCAATCTTCGGCATTTTAGGGACAAATTTATTACCCAATTCTTTTTTGATATAAGCCTTTTTATTTAACATTGCTGCCATCGCCCTTATATAGGAAACAAAATCATCCATTGCAATTATTTTTGCAAGTTCAGGATTTTCAGCCCCCTTTTTATCTCCAAAAGAAACCGGGTTATATCTATTAAGTTCCAAATATGATTTAATTAATTCATCATCAGTTAAATCCTCTTCATCCGCAAATGTTCTAAACTTTCTTAGATTTTTAACTAATTGGTCTTTATCTATCCCATTAAAACCACTTATAATATAATTATAAACCGCCTGTTTTAAAGTTTCAGGATTATGTCCTCTAGCCGTTATTATTGCAAATATTGAACCATTATTAATTGACTCTTTAAAATCTTCAAATGCTGGTCCTGTTTTAGCCTTCATAGCATCTACCAAAAATTGTTTGTCACCTTCTGTTCTAAAGTTTACAAATGGGTCATCACTATATCCAACAATAATATCACCTTTATATTCAAAATCCTTTTTTCCAATGTCGTGTCTGTGTTCAGCAAAATCTTCGGTACTCATACCTACAATATCACCTTCACTTGTCTTTAACATTATTTTTGTCGGCATTGAAACAATATTATCATCCCAATCAAAAGCGTAATACTTCATATCGGGGGTGTCATTATCTTTAAAACCTTCTAATATAACTCTTTTCATAATTACAAAGATAGGGGATAAATTAATATCCCCCATCATATTTTAAAAAATTATATATTCTCAAATGAAGCACCGGTTGGAGTAATCAAGAATTCAATATCTATGAATTCAAGTGCTCTTGTTGGTTTAAGATAGATTTTACCAACTAAAGTATTTCTATCCAAATCTTCAACTGATGAAGAAACTGTTACACGGAAATCATATAAACCTCTATCTCTTCTAATTGAATCTAAGATTGGGTTAACACTATCCAAGAACTGTTGTCTTACTATTTGGTCATTTTGTTCAAACAATAATCTAACCGCTACAGCTGAAATCAACTTACGAGCTTGTAACAATAATCTTCTAACATTCAATCTGTTAAGTGCTGAG